AAAATAGATATCTTTGCAAATGATAGTGTCAGTGTACATACTAAGAACGATCTTAACATTACAGCAGATAGAGATATAATTATGACAGCAGGAAGGAACATAAGTTTGAAAGCCGGCAAAGATGGTAGAATCACAGCAGGCGAAGGCACTCATATTAGTTCTAAAACACATACAGAAACAGCACCAGACGGAATAAACATGAATGGACCTGCTGCTAAAACAGCAGATATGCCAATGCGTACACCACAACACGAACCGTGGTTATCACATGAGAACTTAAATCCTAGCGAATTTACATCAACGAAAACAGATGCTGATCCCGAAGCTGGAAACACAGTAGATGAAACAGGAAATAATTTCAAAGCAGAATACAAAAAGGTAGCAGATACATTCCGTAAAGGAAGGTAAGGTAAATACGTTATGAGCAATTTAGAAAAACAACTTTATAAACAAATAAGGGTAAAAAACAAAAAAAGTGTGAATGCAGAAATTCCTGGATCACGTACTTATAGAGGAATAAGCACTGTAAATGAAGGCAACTCCTCTAAGGTTTTATATGACCTTTCGCTTATAAAACAAGATATTTTAAATCATTTTCATATTAGGCAAGGAGAGAAACTAAGCGATCCTGAATTTGGGACAATTATATGGGACGCTCTATTCGAACCTTTTACTGGTGATATGAAAAATGCAATTATTGATAATGTGTCCAATATTGTTAATTATGATCCAAGAGTAAAAGTAAATAACATAACAGTAGACCAGTATGAAAGCGGCCTGCAAATAGAGGTTAGTCTTGTCTATCTTCCTTATAATATTTCAGAAAACATGAAATTAACATTTGACCAAAATGCAGGCTTTTTGAATACATAATAATATACGTACATTACTCAATTAGCTAAATACGTTATAGAAGGAAGAAATATGTCATCAACAGATAGACAAAATAGATTATTAGTAGCTGAGGACTGGAAACGCATATACCAGTCTTATAAAAATGCTGATTTTCAAAGTTATGATTTCGACAATTTACGTCGAACAATGATCTCTTATCTTAGAGAAAATTATCCTGAAGATTTCAATGATTATATAGACAGTTCTGAATACCTTGCAATTATTGATCTAATTGCATTTTTAGGACAAAACTTAGCATTTAGAGTTGACTTAAATGCAAGAGAAAACTTTTTAGAAACTGCTGAGCGCAGAGAGAGCGTATTACGTTTAGCACGTTTGCTTTCATATAATCCAAAAAGAAATATTGCAGCTAACGGTTTGCTTAAAATAGAAAGTGTTAGTACAACCGAAACACTATTCGATAGTAACAATATAAATTTAGAAAATCAAACAGTTTTGTGGAACGATCCTTCTAACCCAGACTGGAACGAACAATTTACAAAAGTTTTAAATGCAGCTTTACCTGTAAATGGTACTTTTGGAAGACCTGTAAAAAAAGAAACTGTAAACGGTATTCCTACACAGCAATATAGATTAAATTCTACAAACGCAGACGTTCCTGCTTTTAGTTTTTCAAAAGCAGTAGACGGTTCAACTACAAGATTTGAAGTAGTATCTACAGACATTGATGCAGGTACAATATTAGAAGAAGCACCGTTTCCAGGAAATAATTTTGCATTTTTGTATAGAGACGATGGCCGTGGGCCTGCAAGTAGCAACACAGGATTTTTCTGCCACTTTAGACAAGGTACTTTAGATCAAGGCACCTTTAATGTTTCTAATCCTAGTTCTAATCAGACAGTAGCAGTTGATGCAACAAATGTAAACAATACAGATTTATGGCTTTACAAATTAGACAGCATAGGAAATGAAATTGAACAATGGACAAAAGTAGAAGCAACCGAAGGTAATAATGTTATCTATAATAGTTTGTCAAAAAATATAAGAAATATTTTTAGCGTACTGACTAGAATAGATGATAGAGTAAGTTTAATATTTTCAGACGGTGTGTTTGGAAATTTACCGCAAGGTAATTTTAGAGTTTATTATCGAACAAGTAAAAATGCAAGAATTGTAGTTGATCCTAAAGATATGCGTGGAATTAGTATTGATATTCCTTATGCATCAAAGTCTGGAAAAATTGAAAACATAAGCATTACGTATAGCCTGCAAGATACTATTGACAATGCATCTGTATCAGAAACTAATGCAAACATAAGGCAAAGAGCGCCTGCTACTTATTATACACAAAATAGACTAGTCACTGGCGAAGATTATCAAATTGGACCATTAGGTGTAAGTCAAGAAATTATAAAAACTAAATCTGTCAATAGAATTGCAAGCGGAATAAGTAGATATTTTGATTTATTAGATGCTACCGGCAAGTATAGTAAAACTAACTTATTTGGTACAGACGGTATAATATACAAAGAATTTATTACAAATAAAAACAAGTTTACTTTCTTAACACAAATAGATGTTTCTGGTGTAATTTTAAATAATATTGAACCTATATTAGCAAGCAAAGCAATGCGAAACTATTATTTTGTAAAGTATCCTAAAGTTGACACAGACGATCTAAATATAACTTGGGTAAAATCAACTGATGAAACAAATATTAGCACAGGTTATTTACAAAATGTAAATGGTATAAAACAGTTGCTTGGTACATTCACAACTAGTATTCTAAAACTTATTAGACCAGGGACAAGTTTAAAATTTATTGCACCTGCCGGAAAACATTTTATGCCAGACGGAACACTTATGAACGGAGAAGCTAACCATTTAAATTCTCGTACATATAAATGGGTTAAGGTTATAAGTGTAGAAGGAAACGGAACTGTTATAGGTGAAAATGGTTCAGGACCAATTGCTTTTAACGATATTATACCTAGCACTGCAAAACTTGTAGAAATAAAACCTTTCCTAGCACAAAGTTTAGAGTCAGACGTCAAAACGCAAATTATAGATCAAATATTTTCGTACAAAACATTCGGACTACGCTTTGATGTAAATTTAGGGCAATGGCGAGTTATTACTGAAAACAATTTAAATGCAACAGGTTCCTTCAACACAGGTAAAACTGGTGATAATACAAACCAACAACTAGACGCAAGTTGGTTGCTTAAATTCACAAATGACGGCGAGACATATACTATTGAGTCAAAAGCAAGTAGGTACGTGTTTGAGAGTGATCAAGAAATAAGATTCTATTTTGACAGTAGTGATAAGATTTACAATAGTCTTACAGGAAAAATTGTAAAAGATAAAATTACAGTTCTAAATAACAATAATAAACCAGATAGTGTTAATAGTTTCACTGTTGATATGGATTTTGAAATTACAGCAGAATATAGGGATGCCGAAGGCTATGTTAATAGTAAAAAAGTAGAAGTTACATTTTTTGATGAAGATGACGACGGTGTAGTAGATGATCCGGAAATCTTTGATGTAATTGTAGATCAAGATATAAATCCTCTTCTTAAATATGTATTCCAAAAAAAGATTACTACTACTGATGGGGTAGATGACTATAACTATGTTGATAATGCAGTAGAAAACATTGTTGTAAAACAAGACGAAGAGTCAGTCGGAGCATTAAGTGTTTACACAGATGCACAAATATTTTATCTAGTAGACAGTGACATATTTAAGCAGTATGATTCTACACTAGGCACATTACAATTAATCACAAACTATAAGGCTCATACTGGTAGAGACAAGATTAAGTTTCAATATGTACATGCAGCAGATGATAACACACGTATTGACCCAAGTTCAAGTAATATAATAGATACATATTTGTTGACTAGGTCATATGATACAAAATTTAGACAATATATTGATAACACTATCACAGTTAAGCCGCTGGCGCCTTCGAGCGATAACTTATTCCAATCTTACGGAACTGAAATTAATAAAATAAAATCATTAAGTGATGAAGTTATATACCATCCGGTAAAATATAAAATATTATTTGGTAATAAGTCTAGTTTAGATTTACAAGCATCTTTTAAAATTGTAAAGAATCCAGATCTAGTGTTAAATGATAACGATATAAAAAGTAGAGTAATTAGTGCTATCAACCAATTCTTTGCATTAGAGAATTGGGAGTTTGGCGAAACTTTTTACTTTAGTGAATTATCAACATATGTGATGAATGAATTATCACCTGATATTGTTA